GGCAGGTCTTGTGTGAGGTTATTTTTAATAATGTGGCGCCGTCCTTCGATGTGTCTTCATCTTGAAGATGCATAGTCCTCTTTCGGATCGCCGACAAGGCGACAATCGTTAGGTAAAAAAGAGGTTACCTGATGATGCATTTAGCTAATACCTCTTGAAACAGGAGGTGTGCTTATGCGCGAAAGGATTTTTGTTGACCGGGAGGATACGGAGGGAAGACCCTATACGTATTCTGAGTGCGGGAGTGATTTTGGCACTGCCATTACCACTTTCGACACTCATTACGACAGAATGTTCGACGTCGTAATCCCGGACTTCAAAAAGAAGGTGAGCGAAGGTTCGCTCTTCTTCAATCGAATGACCCGCATTGAGTACTTTTGGCAAACAGAGAACTACGGTTATGTAACCGTTGATTCGACGAATGCCTGCGGTGCTTGCGGCGGTGACTTCGGATTCGACCTCACCGTGCCTCAACCGGACTTTAGTCCGGGGTCCATTTCTCAAGTTGAGATGGACGCTTATTTAGAGGATCGGTTTTCCCATTTACGGGAGGCCGCTCTTCTGAATGCCCATGCAGGAATTGGCGTAAGCGAATTTGCTGGTGGGGAGTTTTACGGTGAGCGTGACGAAACTATGCGTTATCTATGCCAGTTGATGCAGAGACTGATCAAGGTTCTTCGGCTTTTTACAAGCAAGAGAGCCCGGATTAAGTTCATGCGTCAGTTTGGTAAGATGACGACGAACCAGATGGCCAATGAAATGGCTAATCTCTGGTTGGAGCTTCGTTACGCAGTACGCCCGATATTTTTCGACGCCCATGCTATAGCGAAACTGCTACAGAAGGGGTTTGATCGAAGTCTCAGGCGTACATCTCGAGGCCGAACTTTCAGAGACAGTGACTCAGGCGAAACGGAGGGAAACTTATCCGTATGGCCCGGAATTACTGTTGACTGGAAGTCGGAGTGGGCTTGGGACTATTCTGTCAAAGCCGGCTGTTTGTTCACAGTCGACGCAGATAGATTAGACCTAGGCGGACTCCTCGGACTCGACCAACCAGCAAGCGTCCTTTGGGAATTAACCCGAGGGAGTTTTGTGCTTGACTGGTTCTTCACACTCGGCGATTACATTGCTGCGTATGAAGGCAAATCCTCTTTTACGGTTCAGGGTTCGTGGTTAACCGAAAGATACTCATATGTATCTCAAGTGCGGGCGTCCAATCCAATAACGGACTGGCCGACGCGCGGGTACGGTGACACGAACGTTGAACTACCTGGGGACGGGAAACAAGGTGTGGTCGTCATGGTGACGAACCGCATACCTGATCCCCAAAAACCCGTATTCCCTGGCGTCGCAGTTCAACTGGACGTTAGGAAGTACATGGACCTAGTCGCCTTAGCTAAAACCCTGTTCTTCAAGGGAAAAAGCAAGTAGCGACGCTTCAAAAGGAGATATGACCATGTCATACTACCAAAGCCTTACCGTCGATGCTGGCACAGCTGCTATTGCCACGCCTGACAACAAGGAGTACAAGCAGTTTCGTGAAAACGGTAAAAACACCGTTTTTACTGGCCCTAACCACACTGAGGAACGACGTGACTTGCTCGTTATCTCAGCGGGAGATCCGGTAAAATCCGGCAACTATCGCGGGACTCGCAAAACATCAGCGAAGTTTACCCGTGATGAAGATGTTGCTGGAGTCGATTCAACTACATCGTTGACATCGCCCATGATCTTCGAGGTTAATGCTTCAATCCCCGTTGGCCTGGAAACAGAGGACGTCGAACCGTACATCAAGCGCCTTATCGGCTTTTTGATGACGGATGAGGCCCTCGACCTGTTTTTAGTTCGGCGAATCTGAGGATTCCGAAATGGAATACTGGGATAAGCTAACTGAAATGGTCTGTCAGGCTGTCGTTGTTATTATCGAGTTCCTGAAGTTCTGGAGCTAGGATTCTAACCGCGACCTCTTTTTAGACTGTAAAGTCTTTAATCAACGTGGAGGTATCATGCCAAAAAAGCGCAAAGTACCAGTGAAGCAACCAGCCAGTTTCGAAACGAAACGGCTCCCGAAAGCCTTCCTAAGGAAGGTCTTCGGCTCCATGCAGGCAGAACTTGGGATGGATCCTCGAGTCGAGTCGGTGTCTATGAGCGATATTTCTCGCAACGCAGATATAATTGCAATGCGAAAGCTCATTTTTAACAAAGACGCTGATTCGATTTTCTCGGATCTACCCGCTCACCAGCCACAGGGTATGCTGACTGAGAGACCTGATATATCTTGCGATGAGTTCTTCGCGAGATACCAGGTAAGTTCTTTCCTCAAGAAGTACCAGAGGAAGGGCATAGACACCAAACAACCAGCCCTCGATTTATTTGTCGAAACTGACAAATCGTGCGCCCTGTTTAACAGGGAAAATTACCGCGCGCTTGTTGCTCTCAACGAGAAACATCCCGATTTTTTGGGTGTAATCGAAGAGATGCGTCAAGATATCGAAGACTGCATCGGTGCTGTGCCAGACGTCGCCAAGATCCTGCTATTGGCGAAACACGGGCCAGGTACGTCTTTCCTAAGAGATTTATATCTCGAAGGGGCTGTTACTAATTTCTTTAAATACAGCCGTCTACCGTATTCGGTGACAAAAGACGCTCTCCCCTACGCAAAGACTGCAATCATGTTGGATCCCCGTTGGATTGGGGCTCTCGACGAAAAATACCGTCGAGCAACACGAAACTTCTACGCGCCCGTCTCTCAGGATGATTTCTGGGATTGGGTGTTTGAAATTGTAGAAGGCAGTCGCACCACCACTGTGCCAAAGTCCGCTAAAATAGATCGGACTATTTGCATCGAGCCACTGATGAACGTATACTTGCAGCTTGGAGTTGATGGTCTTGTCCGCGCTAGGTTAAAAAAGCGCTGGCATTATGACCTCAATTCACAAGAGCTAAACCAAGCCTTGGCTTGCGAGGGAAGTATCGATGGTAGTTTTGCTACTGTCGATCTCTCCGCAGCTTCGGATACGGTGTCGCTAAAAATCTGCGAGTTACTTTTACCAGGGGCGTGGTATGGTCTGTTGACTGACTTACGAACTGCTGCCACAGAGTTTGATGGTCAGGTTCACCATTTGGCGAAGATCTCGTCAATGGGGAACGGCTATACCTTTGCGATAGAATCCTTAATTTTCGGCGCCCTAACAAGGTGCGCCATCCGTAGAACTCGAAGTAAACGTAGGTCGGCAGTATATGGCGATGATATCGTCATACCGACAACTGCGTTCGCTTACCTGAGTGAGCTCCTCGATTTTAGTGGTTTCCGATTAAATCCGGAAAAAACTTTTACGAGCGGCCCGTTCAGGGAGTCTTGCGGAAAGGATTTCTTTGCAGGCATTTTCCTACGACCTATCTTCCTTAAGGAACCGATCAGTGATATTACCGACTTGTTCTATCTCCATAACCGATTATGGCTATTGGAGAACGAGCTCGCCGGCGGTATCGACGTATCTTTTTCTAGGACCCGTGCATATTTGCGCGAGTATGTCCCGGATGAGATGCGTCACCTGATTGGGCCACCGACTGAGACACTCGATTCCTATTTGTTTTCGGACCACCCACTGAAGTGGGATAGGTCGCGATCATACAGGAAAGGGTTTCGAATCAATGTGGTCCCACGGAAGGATCGTCAGAAGTACAAGGACTTTTATTTCATTAAGTTGCTCAAAACTTACCGGAGAAATTCCGATGAGCCGAGCCAGTCCTATACCAGACGATCAGTTGCAGGAAGTGGTAACCTCTTCGATATTACTAGAAGAGGTAAGACCATCCTTCGGGTGGTCGGGTGCCGGCACTACAGTAGTGCCGTGATACCAAACCGG